ACGCCGTGCGTCCCTTCGTGGGTCCATGTCACGATGTCGGTGGGGTCGAGGGGATCGCGATGCCTCTCGGCGTCGGGGAGCCTGGAGAACACATCGGCCAGGGCCTCTGGCATCCAGCCCTGCGCCGTTCGCACGACAGGAGGCGCTTCGTGAAACTCCAGCCCGTCTTCCTCGGCACGCGCCACGAAGGCGATCGCCAGAAACAGGGTGATCGCGGCAATGGTCTTCAAATGGCACCTCGCTCCCACATGCGGACAATGGCTTCAACCGTGCATCCGTGACGCTCTGCCTGTGCCTTGAACCACTCGCGCGAGGGCTTGCGCCTGCTCGTGATGACACCCCAGGTGTCGCGACCGATCCGCACCGAGTTGGCAATGGTGTTGATGTCTCCCGACGATGCCATCGGCATCCGAACCGCACCGCTTCGGTAGCATCCTGAGTCTTCGGGCATGGGACACCTGTACCAGATATGAGACGCTCGGTCACTGCTTCGCCCGAGCGTTGGCGATCGCTTGCCTCACCAATGGTTCGCCGGTCAGTCGCGCGACGAACTGGAGGTTCCTCTTCGCTGCCTCTTCCTGCATCCACTCGACGATGAGCGGTATCTGTCGCTCGCACTCGTCAGGCCCCCAGACATCCATCAGAAGCGCCCGGTTGGAACACTGGCAGTCATCGGTTTCGGTGATGCTGAACCACGACAGCAGCGCCTTCAGTTCGGTGCCTGGGCCACCGGCTGGAGGATTGATCGGGGGACACCTGACGGCAGCGACCTCGTTGGTCACGTTGCCGATGTCCACTGCCCTCCACTCGGTGCCTGGAGGATTGCCGCCGCATCCACACGACCGATTCGGCCCACTGGTGAAGTTCTCGAAGTAGCCGAACGCCGTGCCACCTGCGCAGAACGGGTCACAGGGCTTGCCTTCCGGCCACCAGAACAGCGGGCCCGCGGGGGGTGGCAGGAACTGCTGGTCGGCAAGATCGACGAAGTACCTCTGCACGACCGTCATGCCGTAGTTGATGACGTAGGTGACGCACCACTTCGACCTGGGGTAGCAACAACACTTCCGCGTCGTCGCCAGCCCGCCGTCCTTCCGCAGAAGTATCCCGTTGAAGGTGATGAGCGCCATTTCACTCGCCTGCCTTTGGCGTGTATGGCTCGACGCAGTCGGTCGTGGCGATGAAGTCGTCTTCGATGTCCTTCGGAGTGTGGACCCAGATTTCCTTCCTCTTGAAGAGCAGCTTGTCGGGCCCCTCGGTGATCTTCCAGATGATGTTGACCGGGTCCATCTCGGAGTTGACGTAAACGTAGACCCCATCATCCGCCTGGGCCGCCCACACCCACTTCCCTGAAGCGATGTCCCCGAAGAGGTTCAACACCGCGATCGTTTCGCCAGTGGCGCCCCCATCCGAGCGAAACACCGCGAGGGATGCCGTCGTACCCTTCGGCCACTGGGCGCTCGTCCTGCACAGCTTGAGCGATGCCGGGGAAGATGCCGCCGCGAACCGCATCAGCGCCAGCTTTCCGCCCCCTACCCCTTCCTTCCAAAGAATCTCCAGGGGCCCCGTCGAGCCGGATTTCAACTCTGCCGTGGAAGCCTTCCCGGCAGCGTATCCATCGGAGGCCGACACCACCTCGATCCTGGCCTGGATGATCCCCGACACGGCAAACCACCCAACCGTGCCAGGGCGGATCGGCTCGATGGCAATCGCAATGCGATCGTCGGGCTGGCCTGTAGGTGTGCCAATGGTCGCCACGGGGCTCTTCGCGAACTGCGCGTTCTGCGCCACGTTGGCGCCTGCCCCTGCCTGGATGGCGATGCCCGTGATCCTCCCGGCCCCCCATTGCGGGATCACTCCCCCGGTCGTGTTCTGCCCGAGCATCCTCGTGTAGCCCACCGACTGCGAGCGCATGGTCACCGACTCGCTGTCCTCCTTGCCGAGAACAACGTCGGCGGAATCCATCATGCGATTCCAGGCCCTCGCCGTGATGGCACCGTGCAGGGGCTCGCCGGAATCGATTCGCCCGTCAGGTCTAGGCATTACCAATCCTCAACAGATCGAAGTCGGCCGGGATGTGAATCTGGTTGACGTAGACGTAGAGCGGAACCTTCACGCGGCTGTCGTCCTTGATGTCGTCTGCGTACACCACCCACAGGTACTCGTGCGCCTTCTTCTCGATGCCGGTGATGTTGCCGATGAACTCACTGGTCGAGTTGAATCCAGCCTTGAACTTGAAGGTGAGGGTGGCCGGTCCATCACCCTTCTCTTCGTCCCACTGCTGCGATCCCTGGGCCCCCAGGAAGAGAACCTCTTCGGCCTCAAACCCCCGGAAGGGCTTCTTGTTGACGCACCCATTCAGGCGGCGGAGGTCGAGGATGTACTCCTTCGTCATCACCTGGGCTGGCATGTCGTACTGCTCGGTCCAGACGAGGCTCTTCGCGGGAACCTCGACTCCCCTCACGTTGTCCCCGTCCACCTCGATGGCATTACTCATGCTCGGCGCAGTCGTCCCAGCCGCCGCGTAAGCACGCTCGCTGAACGCGCTCGTCATGGTCTTCGTCTCGCCCGACACATCGAACGTGCGCACCCGACGCATCGGGGTGTCGTCCTTGTCGGCGCCCATCGTTTCGTAGTGGCCGGTGATGTCCCAGGTCGCGTACCCGATGTTCTCGACTTGGTAGTGGTCGATGAGGAAAACGTAGGGCGCGATGCGGTAGAAACGGTTCGCGGTGAAGTAGGCGTTGCATGCGGCATGGATCTCGAGGTCGGTCACGGCGCCGAGGCCCTTGAACTTCACTTCGCAAGTCGATTTGGCCTTCTTGCCGATCCGGTGGATGACGGCAGTACGCGACCCCTCTTCCTCGATCATCACGCTCATCCGACTTGCCCTCCGAGTTTGCCGACTTCTTCGGCGGTCTTTCCGGTGTTCTTGGCGATCTGCTCTTGAAGGTTCGTGGAGTAGCCCATGCCCAGGATGGCATCGGTGTTGAACGTCCCGGCAGCGTCGATCTTCTGGCCCTCCAGCATCAGCTTGTCGCCAACCTGGGAGAGTTGGTCGAGCGCCGCCGCCGCCCTCTCGTCCTCCTGCTCCTGCATCGCGCGAGACTTGTCGATCTCCACTGACTGCGAGTCGATGGCCTCCTGAAGGCGATCGTAGAGTTCCTGGGTGATGTTGCCCTCGCCCTTCAACTCGTTCGCTCTCTCGTTGATGGTGCGGAGTTCTTCGATGGTCACTGCCCTGGCAGCGTCTCGGATCATGTTGGTCGCTTCGCGAGCGCTGCCAGCCTTGATCCTGACATCACCGAGCTTTTCCTGTAGGTCTTTCGCGGCCTTCTCCCTCTCGGAAGCGCGGTCCTTCGTCCTCTGCTCCCGTTCGCCCTTGGCCTTCTCGTTGGCCTTCTCCATCTCTGCGGCCATCTGCTCGTAGTTGATCGAGCCGTCGAAGAAACTCTTCAGCCATGTGATCTGCTTTGCCAGGAACGCAACGGCAGCGTTGTAGTAGGACACGATCCCATCGATGCCCTTCGTCCAGATGTCGTAGATGCCATCGGTCAGGCTGTTCCAAATGCCCTCGATAGTTCCCGTGCCCCCGGAGATCGCCTGGACGAGGTAGAGCGTCAGATCGTCCCATGCCCCCTGCACCGACTGCACGAACGCATCGACGTAGCCCATCACGGTCTGCTGCCCACGCAACCAAGCCGCCTGGAGTCCAATCCATAGCACATCGAAGGCGATCGACAGGTCGCCTGCCGTGATCGCATCGGAGATGCCCCCGAGCGTCACCGTGGCAATGCCGTAGATGTCGCTGAATGCCTTGCCTGCATCGACAGCCACTTCGCCCAGCTTGGCCTTCATGCCCGCGAACGTCGCCCCGAACATCGCGCCCATCTTCTTCAGCGTGTCGCCAGAACCGGCGAGCGCGATGGCGATGCCCGCGATGGCGACAGCGACGATGGCAATCGGCCCCAGGATCGAGGCCCACGCTCCAGCGCACGTCGCCGCCGCCCCAGCCGCGGCAATCGCTGCTCGGGCAATCGTGACGGTGAAGGTGGCGGCGGCCGCGGACGCTGCGTAAATCGCCCCGGCCATCACGGTAAGCGCACCGGCCATCACCCTTGAAGCGCCGATCATCAGCGTCATCGGGGAGAGGATCGTCTTCATCGCGAGCCCCAGGCCACCGACCGAGAAGGCCACGACCCTAAACGCCACACCCAAGGCAACCAGCGCCCCACCGACGCCGATCGTCATAGCCGCCATCTTCCCAAGGGCCACGGCGAGCGCCTGGTTTTTCCGAAACACCTCTGCGAGGCCCGAGGTCACGCGCGTCAGGTATGCCAGCCAATCACGCACGGCAGGCGACAGAACGTCACCGAGCGCGATCCCTGCCGCGAAGACCGACGAGACGAATCGCTTGAACGACATCGAGAGCGTGTCGTCCATGATTCCAGCCGCCCGCTTTGCCGAGCCCGCGCTGTTCTTCAGCGACGTTGTCAGAGCGTCGAGCGAATCGACACCCTTGATGAGTTGGCTTGCTGCATTGGCACCGAATGCATCGAAGATTTCAGACAGCTTCGCGATCTGGTCTGTCGAGTCGAGGCCACCTAGCGCCGTCTTCAGGTCGCGAATGATTTCCAAGAGCGGACGCAGCTTGCCGGTCTTCGGGTCCTTGACCTCGACGCCGATGTTCTTCAGCTTGTCCTGCTCGGTAGCGAGACTGAGGAAGATTCGACGGACTGCGGTTCCGGCCACGCTTGCATCGGTGCCACGGTCGGCAAGAACACCCAGCGCCGCCGTCACCGACTCCAGGGATGCCCCTGCCGTAGCAGCGAGGCCCGAGGTGATCGCAAGGCCATTACCCAGGCCCTCGACCGTCGCGTTGCTGCTGTTCGCCGCCTTGGCGAGAACGTCGGCCACCTTCGCGGCCTGCGTCGTCGGCATGTTGAACGACCGGAGGGTGGCGACCGTGATCGATGTCGCAGTCGCCAGATCGAGCATCCCGGCCCTGGCGAGAAGCAGGGTGCCCTCGATGCCCTTCAGCGTCTCCTCGACCGTGAAGCCACCCTGGCCGAGGGCCTGCATCCCGTCTGCCACTTCCTTTGCGGAAAAGCTCGTCGAGGAGCCGAGGTCGAGCGCCTTCTTTCGGAGTTGCTCAAACTCAACCCCGGTGGCATCTGTCACGGCAGCGACAGCAGCCATGGTCTGCTGAAACTCGGCAGACTTGGCGAGGGCGGCGGCAAACGGAGCGCCGAATGCCACGCCGACGCCAGTCAGGTTGGCACCAAGCGCGCCCATGTTGGCGCCGATGTTCTTGATGCTGGTCTTCACTCGATCCAGCGTCTTGAAGAACTTCGACGCTTCGCCACCGATCTCGATCGCGACCCTTCCGCCGCGAATGGCTGCACTCGACATCTACTTCTTCCCCTTCCTGTCGAACAGGTTTTTCAGTTCGCCAGCCTTCGGCACTCTCGCCTCGGTGGGAGGCTTGGTCAGGTATGGGTGGAAGGTGTAGACATCGAGCTTTGGGCCAGACGATGTGCGATGGCAGTTCCCGATGAGTGCCATGAGGCTGGCAGTGTGGACCCACTGCTCCTCGACCCTGGCATCCTTCGCCGCGATCAACTCTCGGACGGTCCATCCATCGGGATCGACTCCAAGGATTCCGGCGCATCGGTATGCGATGTCCCACCAGTTGGCGTATCGCTCTGGCCTTCGATGTCTTTCAGGATGTCGGCCTCGGCCTTGGTGAAGATCGTCGTTACCGCTTCGTCCATCTTCGTCAGCAGCTTTGCGACGAGGACGCGACGAGATGGAGGGAAAAAATCCAGAAGCGCACCCCGGAGCGCTCGGATGGCATCCTCAAGGGGCTCGCCCCAAAGGCTCTCCTCGATCATGTCCGGCGTGATGTTCTGCGAATCGGCCTGAACCTTCACCAAGGGCCAGAGGACAGCCATCACCTCGCGATGATTTCCGCTGAACATCTCGACTGCCTTGCCGTTGGAGATGTCCGCGAAGTCGAACCCTGCGTTGGCCTCGATTCTTTTGAGGCTCCCACAGGTGATTGCGATCGTCCACGACCTTCCTGCCCCGTCCTTGAACTGTTGCACGACATTCCTCATGGGATGATTGTGGGTTTCAACTCGATCCTGTATTCCACGACGCCAGAGAGCGGCTCGCTGCGGTTGACGCTCGTGATGACCATCTGGTCGGAATACCCTTGGGCTTGCACCAGCACCGGGGTCCCCTCGGTCAGCGGGACCTCGATGCCGACGCTTTCGATGAAGCTCACCGTGACAGAGTTCTTGAACCCCGCGTTGACGGTGAACGTCTTCCGCTGCCCGAACGGCGTGACCTCGATCTCCTTGGCAGACCACGACCAATCGACATCACGCACGATGGCATTCGTGACGTAGGCGCCGATCTGGATCGTGCAGTCCTTGCCAAGGGCTGGCATCACTCACCCGGCTTGAGGGTGATGTTGTAGGACACGACATCGTCGAGGGGCTCGTTGGTCGTGATGTTGGTCACCACCATGTCGCCCGCCTTGTCACCGACCTCGAGGTCG